TATTTCCACCGATTGAATTTTCATTTGGAACAGTTTTTTCGGGTGGTTCAGGAGATGATCCTTCTTTTAATTTATTCTCTGTTATAATCTCTGCTTTGGTTGGATTTGATGGCATTTCTGCACCAATCCAGACTCCAACATCACCAGAAACATATTGCGTTTCTGACCCTTTTACGTATTCTTTTTTCCAACCATACGTTTCAATTTGCCGGTTTGACCTAACCAATGACCTACTATCACCCCACACCGTTTCAATTTTATCATAGTTTGTATATTCATATCTATTTTTCAGATTTATTTCAAATCTATCATTTACTGTTTTTTCAATCTTTTGCCCATTCCAATGAATTGAAACAAAGGTGCCAGTTTTATGCCATACTGTTATTCTTTCTTTATCTGGGGTATCGTCTATTTCAATGATGTGGCCAGATTTGTATTTTCCTGGTTCAGACTCAAACACCATATTGTGTGGGTATTCAGTAGCATAGGGTTCCTGAGGCTCATCATATTTTTTATCTAAATCATGAGGTTTTTTAAAACTGTTAACAGAAGACCCAACAATCATTAGACTTGCAACTTTGATATTTTTTACTTTTTCTTTTATTTTAATATCAACTATTGTTTTGTCTATTTCTCTATTTGCCGCCAATCGATTCATATCTGGTTCTTCAATTCTATCTTCTAATGGGTATTCACCGTTCGGATCATTGAAACCTAAATCTGAATTTGCTTTTTCTTGAGGAAAACCAGACAATGAAGCAAAATATACCCATCTCTGTAGCAACTCATCTTCAGGAAAACAATATACCCATGTTCCATTGACTGGTGGTTTCCATACTCCTACTCCAGTGACTGATGAAGAAAAAATGGGGTGAGCTGGATTACACCATGGTAATTCATTTGATGGTATTCCACTTGAATCACTTGCTTCTTTTTTATGGGTGTGTATTCCTAAGATGCGAATTCGTACTCTACCCATTTTTGATGGGTCATTGTTGTCTTCAACTACTCCCTTGTAGATTTTAAACCAATTTATGATTTTTTCCATCTCTTTTTTTCTTGGTATTCTTTATTTTTTTTCGGTAATTCATATACTTGAAATATTGCTTCTTTTACGATTGAACTCAAAAAATCTTTGATATCATTTTCTGAAATTTTACTTTTATATTTTTTAACAATAGGAAGAATTTCTTCCATCATATTATCTGCTAATTTGTAATATTGTTCATTTACTCCCCAATCATACCACACACTAGTAGATTCATTTAAAAATAATTCTTTAAATTTTTCCATATTTTTATTCCTCTTTTTTTATTTCTTTGATTTTCTTCAATTGAACATCCATCAATTTATTTATTTTACTGACAAGTTTTTCTGCTTCACTATAATCTTCTTTTTCATATGCATTTATCAATTGAGTTTGAAGTTCTTTTAATTTTGATTCTTTTTCATTCAATAAGTGTTTAAATATTTTTTCAAATGTCATTTTATGCATCCCATATAGTATTTATAATTAATTCGACTTGTTGAGAGGTAAAATTCCATCTAACATTATCATTTGCCCATTTTATGAGAGTATTAGAAAATTTCATTTTATACCGCCGTTGTAATAGAATCAGGATCTTTTGTAAAAAATGGTTTTGTTAACATGCACACTTGTTTATATCCATCTTGTAAATCAATTTTATGTCTAACAGACTTTACTAAGAAATTTCCAAAAAGTCGTTCATTCAATTTTTCATCTACATCAAAACTTCTATAATCAACTTCTATAATCATTCCACAAGTTAGTTCTGAATCTCCGTTTTTACCTACAACTATTGCGTTCTCATTTAGTGTGTTGTAAATGAATCTATTATATAAACAAATCTTTGCATACTCTTCAATATTTTTTTGAAATTCAACCCCATCTCCTAGTCTCTCAATAAAATAGTCTTCAAAATCTTCTACATTGGATTCTTTGTATATTTCACCTGATTTGATTGTTGCATTTTTTCCTATTTTGGAATTCTCTAATATGTTTTCATAATTAATGGAATGAAACATGAAATTTTTAGTCGCATAGTCAAAAGTGTAAAAAGAAGAACCTTGAACCCCACTTTTCAAATTTGATATAATATCAAAACTTTTTATGTGTTCATAATAATCAACTATACCTATATACCCCACGTTTGAAGTACCATCTTGTTTTTGAATATCTGTAAATGTGATTTTTTTATCCGATTTTTGTTTATATATTTTATCAAGAGTTTTGAAATAATATTTATCTTTATCTTCGTAGAATAAAAAACCACCTTTTTTTGTTGATGACGAAATTGCTCTTTTCATCAAATTGACAATAATATCAAGGGGGTATTCCCATGGCGCAATATATGAAATGGGAACAATTGTAGATTCAAGATCAATTTCTTTTTTCCCTTTTAATATTTTATTATACAAAGTATCTACAATTTCAGAAATATTTTTATGTGAAAATGATTTACTTATTTTCTGTTTAAAATTGGTGTAAAATGGTTCTGATGCAAAATATACTTGAATTTGTTTCATTGGTGTTTGATTTTTTATTTGCTCTTCTTTACCAATTTTTATAATAATAAAATCATTTTCCCATTCATCAAAATCAGAATTTGTTCTGAATGATATTTTTATTTTTTCACCGCCAATTAAAGGTAGAAATTCTTTAATACCTTGGGTATCAATAAAAACAAAAGAACCTACAGTTGACAAATTTGTAATATCTTCAATTACTTCCAAAAGAATTATATTTTCAGAAAAATCAAGTTCTTTTCCAGAGTGAGATGTTATTTTAATTTCTAATTCAACTGACCCTAATTGACCATCAAATAATTTTTTTGCCATTATACAAATCTGGTATAAGTTAATGATACACTGCCCAATGTTATTTTTCTATTTTTAGTGTAAAATACGTCATCATTATCAACTGAAAAATTAACTCTAAATCCATCATCTGGTTCAGTTGCTGAAATTGCATAGTTAGGTAAAATTTCAATAACCCCATTTGTATAGTCAATGGTTCCAATCACTGCATTTCCGGATTTTTTTGTTAAAATGTTCCCATCTTCATCATCGTAAAATCCTTCATTTAGCAATCCAGTGATGATATCACAATCAATACTACCAACAACGATTTCATTTTCTAAATTCCAGTAATAATTTCCAGTACCTACTTTTGAAAAATAAAAATATGGTTGAATTGATAAATTTGTATTTTCAATTTGTTCAAGATTATTGATTGCTGTTGTGAATTTTGCCATTTTGAATAAACTATCAAATGGTGTTAATTCATCAAAATAATCCGTTATTTCTTGACTCACATCATCCCGCACACTAGGCAATTCAGCTTCGTAAATTTGATTAAAATATATTACGCCTGAAATATCAACATGAATGTAATTGATATCAATGATTATTGGGTGAATTGTTAGAATATTTTTTCCTTCAATGTAAGAATTTATTGCAATTTTTTGAGCAGGGGTTAAATATAAAGCTCCAACTGGTTTTATTGCAATATAAACATTTCCATATACTGGATTATATTCATCTTCATTCCCACCATAAACGTTTACTGATTCAACATATTGGTGTTGAGATAAAAATGCCTCATAGTCAGTGGCTGTGACTAAGCTTCCCTGTGATTCGTAAAATTTAGGAGCATTTGTTTTAATGCTTAAATCTGTTTCTTCATCAGCACCACCTAATGCGTTTTCTAATACTGTCACTGTTACTTTGCTTGCGTCATAAGTTCCTAGAAAATTATCAGTTAAAACATCATCAAGTATGAAATTGGAAAAACCGTTACCGTCTTCACCCTCAGTTTGGGTCCAAATAAATTGAATAGTCGTTCCAACAGGAGGAATTTTACCAATAATATCATCACCAAAAATTACTTCAACAAAATCATCATCGTCTAATTCTATTGAATACATTTCTGAATTTTCGTCTACACTCGTTAAATCATTCTCATTAGTCCATAATTCTCCGTCAACATACACCTCTAGAGTTTCTTCATCAACACTATCATTTTCAATTTTTAAAGTTTGATTGCTTGTTCCGTCAGAAGTGTGACTTTCAGTTTGATATGTTCCCTGCCGAAGACTCATTTCATCTATTTTATAATTATTTGCAAATGTTAATTGATAATCTTCAGTTGTAAAAAAATGAAAACCACTTATTACAAAATCTGTGTATTTTGGTATTGTTATGACAGTAGAAGGATTTGTTGGTTTATATAGTGTTTTTATTTCAAATTCAATTGTTGCAATTGACCCAGTTTTACGTCTAGGAATATAGTTCAATTCTTTTGCTCTAGCTGTTATATTTTTTCTTAATTGAGCAGTAGACAAAAATACTTCATTCACTGACATATTCAAATAGAAACTCATATAGTGTGTGACATAAGCCAAAACATCCAAAAGAAAATTTATTCCTGAGCCTTCAAAACTTATATCTTGAAATTCTGTTTTTGCAGACAAGTATGTTTTAAGATTATCTTTTATTGAGTTAAATTCTACTTCTGAAATTGTAAGTTGGCTCATTTCAGAACCTCCAAAATAATTTTTGTGCTATATATTTCTTTATTGTCTCTTATTTTAAAATATATATCCAATACGAGTTCATTTTCGTCAATCTTTGCTTCGTCTATTTTTACTTTAATTGACTGAATTCTAGGTTCCCATCTTTTAATTGCTTCTGAAATATCAGAAGATAAAATGCTAACTGACACTGGGTCAATTAGTTCAAATAATGACTCTTCAACACCAGGGCCAAAATTTGGTTTAAATAGTTTGTGCCTAGTCATTATAATATTCTTTAGAGATTGTTTGATTGCATTTTCATTTAATTTTTTTGCAATATCATTATTTATGTTTAGCCCTAAAGACATGTCTATATCAGAAAAAACAGTATTTTCAATCATATATTAATCTTCCTATTTCTAAAATCCAATTCAAATGAATAAGTTGAATTTTTCTGTTTACACCTTTTTAATATTGGAATAATTACTTCATTTAATTGGTATTCACCAGATTTCCAACCCTTTGTTAAATTGATCATTGGTTTGTACATTTTTCTTGCGTGTTCATATCTGGGGTCATCGTCAATAAAGGCTTGAATTACTTCATGAACACTTTCTGACAACTCAAATGTTCTTGTAGATCCTTTTCTTAACACTGCAATTCCGCCTTTATAGTTCAAATGCCACATTGCAGGTACATTTTTTAAATATCCTTTTTTTTCTAACACTGATACAACTGCTTCGTGTTCTAAATAAGATCTAGTTGTATCAATTGCTGCTTCCATAAATAAATTTCCGTCAGTATCGACAAATCCTCTATTTCCATCAGATTTACTATCTGCAAAATCGGTTGTTGTGGGGTTTTTGAAAAAGAAATAATTAACTCCGGCCAATTTTTCTGCAAACAAAAATTGTTCACTTAATAAAGATTTTTTAAAAAGTGTCTTGATATCCATTCTTTAAAACCCCTTTAGATTTTTAATCACTGTATCCAAATATTCAGCTCTTAATAGTTTTATCTTTCTTCTATTATCATTTTCTGTTGTTATAGTTGAAATTGCAGCAAGATAAGACGCCCCATCTTCTTCCCAGTTTGGTACTTGATACTTTGCATAATTTTCAATTTGCTCGTGAGTTAAAACCCAGTCAAAAAACGGGTGATGTATTTCATTAAAAATTAAAACGATCCACCACCAATTGGTAGAGCCATATTGATTGTGTGCAATTGATTCAGGTGTTTCTCCATCTTTCACATAGTAATCAAAATAAAATTTTGAACTTCTTTTGAATTGTTCTATAAAACGGAATCGTTTGAAAATATCAGTTACTGTTGTTCCGTTGTATGAAATTTTTTGAGTTAAAAAATGTTTCATAATTCGCCGCCAGAAGAAATATTATCTATTATTTCTTTACCTTCATCGTCTGACATATTTGAAATTTCTCTATATAGTGGTTTCAATTCTCTAAGAGTTAATGATAGAGAGATTTTTATTGGAAATCCATCATGGAAAGAAATAAATGATCCCTCTGGAGTATAATTTATTCCAACATCTGTAAGTGCCATTGGCCTATCTTTTATTCCAAACATTACAAAATTTGTGTCGTCAACATCACCATCTATACCAGATATATCCATCTTCCAAATGGCTGGGAATTGTATAAAGAGTGAACTTTTATTTATTAATGGTAATGAGAATCGTTTGAATGAGGCAACTATTGCTTTTATTTGGGTTAATTCTTGTTGATTACGTGGGGTAAAATCGTATGAAAATGAAAATACTCTTAACCCAGGACCACTAAATAAAAGTTCTTCTGATGGATTTGGCGCTATACCTAATCGTGCAGTGCCTAAATTTCCAATTGAGTCCCCTAATTTTGATTTCAACCAATTAATTCCTTTACCCACAACAGAAGATCCACTAAAAATTACACCAGTTGACCAATCTTGAGAAATATCTTCTTGAAATGAATTTGGTAAATGTAGAGCAATTGTTACAAGTCTAGTGTTTTCAAGACTAATATTGTCCAGTGATTTTTTATTCCTGATTTTATAATCATAACAATGAAAAATGACAAATCGTTCTTTGCCAGAATTAGTTTTACCAAATGCCGAATCGTTGGCAAAGACGCTGTCCGTAGGATATTTAAAAGTTTGGCTCATATGATATATATATCTTAGAGGATAAATTTAAAAATTTTATGAAAAGAAATAAGTATAAACAGGGCAAATTTAAACCATCAAATCCTGAAAAATATATTGGAAATGTTGATAATATTATTTTTAGATCTTCTTTGGAATATAGATTTATGAGAATTTTTGATGAAAGAATTTCAATTGTAAAATGGGGGAGTGAAGAAATTCATATCCCATATTTTTTTGAAGTAGATAAAAAAATACACAATTATTTTCCAGATTTTTTCATTGAATTTATTGACAAAACTGGGAAAAAAAGAAAAGCATTAGTTGAAATAAAACCATTAAGTTTTTGCTCACAGCCTAAACAACCTGGAAGAATAACTGAAGCATACAAACGACGAGTTGTTGATTATATCAAAAATAAAAACAAATGGGATGCTGCTAAAATATTTTGTAGTGAACATGATTTAGATTTTTATATATTTACAGAAAAAGATCTAGGGCCAACCATTTCTGATTAGCCCTAGCTCAAAAGTATAATCTAAGAAAAAATATGAAAAAGGTGGTTAATATGGAAAAATTCTTTTTTAACCAAACAATGAATCAACGTCTAAATCATCTGACTTTTTCTCTTTTGTTTTAGTTTCTTCTTTTGGCTGTTCCCCTGAAAATAAATCATCAACCTCAAAATCTTCACTTTCTCGACTGTTATTTTCGGGGGGTGCTTTGATATTATCTCTATCTTCTTTTAACAAATCTTTTGCTTCTTCAACTTCACCACTCCCTTCTTTTAAAAAACTCTCATCAATTCCACTTGGCGGGGCAATTTCTTTTTCTGCCGCATTATTTACTCCAGTGAGTTTCTTTGCAAGTTCGTCATGTGATTTTATTTCATATTTTTTTTCTTTCATCAAATCTTCAAGAACATACAATTTTGGCAAAAGTTTCTCAACTGTTTCATCTTTCATCGCTATGGGATCTGAAAAGTTTGATTCATATGTTCTAACTTTTTTCTTTTTGTTGCCACCTAAATTTTTATATTTGATTGTTCCTACCATTTTTTTTGACTATGCGGTTTTTGAAGCAAGACGACTCGTCAGGAATCGTTTCTAAAAATGGGTTAGCCAACACGCAAAAATAACTGGAGTGCCCGCTCATTTTTGAAGATTTTGCCAGGGAAGTTTCTTTTTCTACTATCCCTTTAAGTGTTGAGAGAATTTTTATTAATGAGCTGGCACATATACTTAGGATTGGCCATGGGGGGCTTATATGTTGGGTATTGCATTTGTTTATTCAAGGAAGT